AATATTAGCATTGATTGGGTCTACATCTTTTAAAGCTTTAGGAATTTTTACATTGTACTTAATGAGCATATCTTGTGGGACAAATCCCCAATACTCAAGAACTTCCCATCTTTCAACCTTATCACTAATTGCACTGTCTTCAACAATATACTCCCAAGTTTTCCTTTCGTAATGAGGACCACTTAGAAGAGCACGATCAATAGCTTCCTTCAAGAAGAAAGGACGATTAACAAGTGCTTTCATTTGAGAGCGAGACATCTTATGTCTCTCAACAACATATTCACATTCATCCATATTAGCTGCATCAGGGTCTGGATAGAAATTCCAGATAGACACATGACTAGTAGTAGGAACTGTTTTTACCACTGGTGAATACTGACCAGAGGGGTCCCACTTAGGATATTCCTTATCAAGAGCCATAGGCCCTTTCATAATACCTGTACCGAAGAGACACATCTCAAAGGCTGCTGAACGAAGCTGCTTAGTAGCACCACTCTCGTCTAGCTGATCTTTAATTGTCTTCTCCATCTTCTTGGCAGCAACCATTGCAGGATGGAAAGTAACAGCTGTAGGTGTAACCCCTGGGCCTTCAATTAGCTTATCCTTTACAGGGGCCAACTTACTTTCCAGAGGTCCAAGCTTCATTCCATCGTGTTGCGTGAAACCCGGAGGTTTTGCAGGTCCATCTCTTGTACCAAATACTGGTGCAGGAGCGGCAGGAGGCTGAGGAGGAGCATTAGGGTCGAATGAGACATCTTCTACAATACCTTCAGGTAGAACGGTGTTATCAACGGTGATTGGAAAACTCTGATTACCAAACAACACTTCAATAGTTTGACCATAAGCAGCAAGCACCTTGGTCTTAGTTACTTTAACGAAAACACGACTTTTCTCAGCATCGTTGAAAGCTGTATCAGGTCCATACTCACCACGAAAGTTTCTATAGGCCATCAGCAAACGGGGTTCGTCTGCTTGCTTCTTATCTTCTGCTCTTTGAAACCTTTCTTCTACATAATTAACAACTTCATTTTCAGGACGAAGTTCTTTCTTAGTATCCTTTAAAGGCTCAATCATATCTGTTTCGTATGGAACTTCAGTTTCAGTGGGACCATTCATGCTCTAATATCCAAATGTTGCGTCAAAGGGTACATATCCTCGACTTGTTTTCTCATTCCAATCCCACTTTGTACTTCTGGGTCTAGTCATACAACCATATCTGAGAGCGTCATAAATGTGATCTGCTCCCTTGGTGTAGACATCTTCTGGATTGTCAGGGTCTAGGGGTAACGAAGGAATTTGATCAATTGTATTTACACAACTGTTGAACACTACCATACGAGGGGCTTCAATCCACTCATCATATTGTAGTCTTCTATGTACTTCGTTCTTACCTGCCACTCTACTACCGGGACTACGATCAGAAGGACGCCATCTGCAACCTTCCAAGATCATAGTTTCTGCAATAGATGGGCCTGTATCACCACGTTTGGCCCAACAACTACTGTCTAGTACACCATAGCTGATCTGACCATCATTATATTCAAGTTCTAAGACCATATTGGCCAAGTCTTTAGCCAACACCTTAGATACGTAAAGCTCTCTATAGATAATCAATTGGTCTCTATTATCTACTGCGAACCATAATACAGCGGAATAAGACCCATAGCCATAATCACATGCCCTAAATCTACGCCACTCATCTGGTATTTCGAAGGGAGCAATAACGTGCAAATCTCTACGCCATTCAGGAAACGCCGCGCCTTCACTGACATCCCAATCTCCTTCTAGAAGTCTTTTTCTCTCATGCTCAGGTAGTGAGAGTAGATTGGTTTCATACTCTCCCTCTGCATAGAGGTAAGGGTTATCGGAGAGCCGTGCTGGGATGAAACGCCTCTTGAATAGGGGCTGTCCCGCCTTAGAATGATTCGAAGGATATTGCAGAGTCTTTCCGGTTTCAATATCTGTTGCATCAAATGCTACCCCCCATGGAGATGGATCAATGAACATCTTCTTTACCCAATGATGGCCTACACCTCCGGGGTTGGATGTAGCTCTCATATACAACTTAAGTCCTGTTCCAGATGTGGTACGAAGACGAGAGCGCATGTAGTTCCATGCGTAAGGTGTAGGCCACTGGGTCAACTCGTCAAAGGCGATATAATTAAACGCTTGTCCTTGATAACGAGTTACGTCTGTATCTTTTTCTAGGTAGCTCATCCACAGAATACCACCACCACCCTTAGGAAAGTACCATGAAGCTTTACGTTCGCTCCACTTAATTCCTGGGAAGATGAGAGGGTAGAGTTCTTGACTCTTTTGGATAAGCTCTCTTAATTCTTCTGTTGTTCTACGAACAATAAGTCCTTTAAACTGAGGGTGGCCGAGGTCACGGGCAGCGTCAGCAAGAATGCCATACGACTTCCCACCACCTGCGGCACCACCATAAAGAACCTCCCGTTCGGAGGCAGCTAGAAACTGTGTCTGTGGCCCCGGATTGGGCGAAAACACAGGTTCCACTTCATACTCTGTAACAACTGTTTGTTCTGGTAGTTGTAAAACAATATTAGCTACAGGAAGTTCAATCTTCGGGGTTGTTGATACTATGGGCTTTTTCGGCTTTGGCAATGATTTGCGCAAGCCGCGCGGCCTGGAGTTTATACCCCTTGAGGGCGTTCCTGCTTTTTCGGTCATTTTCTACTCTTTTTCGTAATCCAATGTGGGAGATGTATCGGCCAGTAACTTCTTCTAGCCACTTAGATACGTCTCGGTATGAATAGTTATTTAAATGTCTTTTAGCTCTTTCCAGAGCCTCCAGTTCGAGTGGAACGGGGAGAAGCAGATCGTCATCATCTGGGTCCACCTTATAACCAAAAGGAATTGTTCTACTAATTCTAGGAGCGACTAACCATTTCTTAGTGGAAACGACAACCTCAGTGCTCCTCATCTCTTCGGTGTCTTGGTACATTAGAGCCCTCTTTTCCTCTTACCTAGTGGTCTATTGCGGCCTAGGTGTGCCCTGCCCTCAGACTCATTGGTTGGACGAGGCTTAGGAGCTACTTTACTGGCTATTCTGGCCTGAGTCCGCTCTTTCCTCGCAGCATTTCTATCTGCTCTACTGGCTGCAATATTTTCTTTAAGCTGTGCAAAGTTAGATTTGGTAGCCCCCGAAGGACCAAGACCTGCATCAGCTGAGACAGCCTTGGGGCGAGGCATAGGACCAGACTCTTTTGAAGTGGTGCCACGAGCCTTAGGACGAACAGTGTCTTTTAGTTCTGTGTTATAGCTCTTGCCATTCCACGTAAATTCCTTCTTACCAGCCTTACGGGCTGAGGCGAAGGCCGATTTGAAGTCTGATGCCATTATCGTTTTCCTAACTTTTTAAAACGTTCCAAGAAGTCTGGCCTACCCTTTTTACGGGTAGGCTTGACTGATTTCTGGTCTTTCCTTGGCTTTCTAAACTTGCCAAGTTTTATATCGACCTTCTTAACCATTACTCAGTAGCTGCTTGAAGCTTACCAGCCTCAACATCAGCACACATAAAGAGCTCATTGACCTTCAAATACTCACCAACTGGGAGCTTCTGCTCAGCAGCCTTAGCAACGGCTACGTCACGAAGAAGACAACGCTGTTCGTTGGTGGTGTACTTTAGAACGTTCTCTTTAAAGCCATTACAGGCTGATAGACCAAGGACTGCCACTAGGGCAACTAATGCATATTTCATATCTATTTTCCTTTTAAAATTAAACGGTTCTTTTAAACGAGAGGGTTTGAACAACCGTGTTGTCGTTAACTCCTGAGAAGGAAGGAGTAACAGAAGCCGTACTTGCGACATTTAACCACTGATGAGTTACACGACGTAGGCCGGTAGTTACAGGAGCTGGATTAACAATAGTAAATCCACTATTAGCTGTAAGAGTCCCAGATGTTGACGAGTGAGAGATAGCTCCAATAACTAATACCCCATAAGTAAGAGCATCATTTGATAAGGTCCCTGTAGCTGTTCCTGTAAAGGAAGTAGTACCGTCGCCTCTAACCGCTGGAATAGAATCGGAGCCAGAAAATGGTCCTTTAAAGGCCACAGCCTCTACTGATACGTCGTTTGTACTGGCTGTAGCAGCAAAGTTTACTGCTGTAAGTGTTCCATCTACAGTGACAATTGAGTAGTAAGTACGACCCCAGGTGGTAGATTGAGCTAATCCTGCACTTGCTGCTGTGTAAGTGTTACCTAAGTTATCTGTAACCCCTGTAAGTGTACCAGTAGCAGTCAATTCAGAAAAGGTAGCGACGATTAAATCTCCAACCGATACAACAACAGAGCCTGTAGCAATCGTAGGATTAGTAATGCTAGCCTGACCTGCTGCTAATATTCCAATGACCCAAGAGACAGTTGAACCGAGAGCAGCAGATGATGAGAAAAGCGCGCCCCTACGAAGTAACCCCATTATGTAAAGTTCCCTATTCCAATACAACTTACATTAGCTCCAGTGGTAATTTTCCAAGCCCCACTTACTGACTTAATACCAAGTGGTACGAAGAAAGGAACAAGGTTGGAAACACTAGTAGCACCGCCTGTAAAGATTGTAATTGATGTAGCGTTGTCAAGAAGGAGTACGTTACCTGGGCTTGTAGTAGCTGGGATAATTAGTACACCAGCAATATAATCCCCTGTACCGCCGGTAGGACCTAGAACCTGTGCCGTCTGGGAAGCAGCTACTGTTTCGTATTCTGTACCCTCCGGAGTAACATTACCAATCATATTAGTCCCAGCAGCTAAGGCCGGAAGACTGGTGACATCTACATCACCAATATCCACACCACTATTAGCAGCTAGTTTACCGATTGCGTTAGTACCCGCTGGTAGGGCGTTTGTAATAGACGTTACTGCTGTAACAGTTGTAACTGTTCCTACGTTCCAAGTGCCACTTTGAGCAGCACTAACAAGGTTAGTAGTACCGGGAGTAGTTTGGTCAATACCAACTTTACCAATGAGCGCAGTACCTGCTACGAGAGCAGGAAGGGTTAGAACATCTACGTCACCAATGTTATTAGTACCAGCAGGGAGGGCTGGTAGGGTTAGGACGTCTACATCACCGATGTTGTTTGTGCCAGCGGGTAGTGCTGGAAGGGTGAGGACATCAACATCACCGATGTTATTAGTACCGGCTGGGAGAGCAACGTTAGTAGCTAGCGATACACGAGGAACTGTAACCCCATCAACACCGGTTCCTGCGGCGATGCCTGCTTGTCCTACAATCAGATTAACTTTAGCTCTATCGCCTTCGTCCCAGTCATCTATAACTGCCAGAGAAGCTACACCAACATCGTCAGTGGCTGTGACTGTTCTAATTGTGAGAGCACTTACTGCACCAGCGCCAGCAGCAACACCAACTTGACCTGCGATAATATTAACTTTGGCACGATCAGATTCATCCCAATCATCCATGATTGAGAGAGAGGTAGTGGCTGTGGTGAGAAGAGTCTCTAAACCATCAATAACAGCAAAGTCTTCATCAGATAAAGTTACAGGTCGAGAATTTGCGGCAACTGCACGACCGGGAGTTAGTGGTTTTTCAATGGAGACATCAGCCCCCGCCGCGTCTTTCACGGTCATTGTAGCCATAGGTTAAATATCCTCTAATAATACTATATATTGGCTGTTATCAGCCTTGGAAAAGTCTAACATAGGATCATTGGGGTCAATTATTACCCCTCCCCCAGAATTGATGATACTTACCTTAAAAATATCATTAACCCAGTATAAAAACTTGGTCATTATACCTCCATATAGAAAACTTTAGTAGCTCTTCCATAAGAGTAAGCACTAATAGTATTACCAGAACCAACTTGTAAGGCTCCACCGGGAGGAACCTTAAGCCCCTCATCTCTTGGTAGAGAGGCTGTGCTTTCTGTGGTAAAAACAATAGTATAATTAGTATCTACGTTTTGTACAACTGTGTCTGCAGCTGTTTCAATAACTTCAGTCCACTCATCAGCTGGAATGTCTACGAAAGGCATTAGTCATCTCTCCCATTTCTCTTAGGTTGGCGACTACGATTAGCCTTTTTGCTCACAACCTTAACTTTTCCGTTGTTTAGTTTTCCACGTCTATTCATACCAAGGTGATCAACTTCCATTCCATCACCTTTGTGAGCTTTACCTGCCTTAACAGCAGCGGCTCTAGCGGCATTTCTTTGAGCTCTACGCTTCTTTTGCTCGCTAGAGCCTTGATACTCATCATATTCACGTCTGTAATTGCGAGGTTTAGCCATATTAGTCCTCATTCTTGGGAGGAAGGATGAAAGCACCCTGTTGTACCTCGATTTTTTCCGTTTTTACAACACCAACTCTGTCCAAAACCTCTTTAGCAGCACTCAACTTTACCATAGCACCCCTATTACCGGGTTGATCCATGACATTCATGACACCAAAGGCAGCTTTAGGGGCGTTTTTAGCTAGATAGAGTTTAGTGTGCTCAATAAGGTCTTCTTTTACACTCTCAATAAGCCAAGAAGTGAGGGTGGTGGGGGCATAACCAGCCAACTCTTTGGCTTTGTCAAAATCCCCCATCACTGTTTCATGAAATAAATACTCTAAAAAGAGCCTTTGCTTCTCTGTAAGTTCTTTAGCCATTAAACAATACCCCTAATGAAGTCTCTATGGACATCATGAATAGAAGTTGCAAACACAAATCTGTCTCCAACGATAAAATCCACACTTCCATCATTAAGTGTAAAGTTTACTTTAGCGTGAGCGAAAGCTGTACCAACCGTAGCTAGTCCAATACTAACCCCATCCGAATCAGTTACGTTAAACTTACCCACTCCTGTACCGCCAGCTGTAGTACAAGTGGCAGCGTAGGAGCCGTCTTTAGCCCCTGAGATTGAAGTAGCTGTACCATTACCTGTATTGAGACGAGTAAAGGCATATGTACTAACTGACAAAGCATTTCTAGTATCTTGTGGAGCTTGTCTAACCCAGACACCGTGAGAAGTTGTGTAGAACAGGTCAGAAGTCAAGGGATGTACGAAGAGAGTAACTTCTGTAGTTGCAACGCCCTCTGTAATATCAGTCCAAACTACTGGGTTAGCCCCAGGACCTGCTCCATTAACCCACCCACTACCTGAGATAGCGTTACGAGTCATAAACATACCCTTACTAACTCCCCACATGTACATAGCAACGTACACAGTTTCAGGGTCGTTAGGGTCTACAATGATATTACCAATCTGGAAAGAGGGTCTACCTGCAGTAACTTCAAGGGACATGTACTCATTACGACCAACTAATTTAGGGTCAAAGATAACTCTTTCACTACTAGCTGCTGGTGATGTTCCTTCTACCCTAATCAGTCTTCCAGCGCCACTAGCACAATAAACTCTGTTAGCTGTTGGATCATGTGCAAGAACTGGAACACTACCATATCTTTGATAACTACTAAGTGTAGTATAATAATTAGAGAAGGCTGTTCCAGAAGTAAGTCTTCTCAGACCGTTATTACCACTAAATCCCCAAACAACTGTACTACCACTGACGTCACTAACACCAAAGAACCTGCCATTAGTAAGAGCTGAGGAAGTAACACCTGTAGTGGATGCAGCATTGATTGTGTTTAGTCGTCTAGCACCAAAGTAACCAGTATTTGAGTTGTTAGGGTCAACGCTAGCATACCAACGAATGTCACCAATCTCATCGTCAACTACTCTAATAGCATTAGATGACAATCTAGCAGGTAAGTTGGAATCACCATTTTGAGGATCATTAACGATCATATAAGTAGCTCCACCTCCACCACTAGCCGTCATTCTAGCTGTTTGAAATAGACGACCAGTAGAAGTGATAAAAGCTCCCATCCCTTGAGTAGAGGGAGTTGTACCTGTAATAGCAGCTACCTGCACCCCTACTTCGTTAGTTCTAGTGAAACAGTCATTGATCCAGTAGAGGCCAGCATATTCAGTGTAGAAGCCTACCTTATCCTGTGGGGCTGCAAAATATTTTCTCCAGTCTGAAGGATGAAAAGCCATCCCTCGGTAGTGAATACCATTATAGTTATTTCCGTTAAAGTGGACAACCATGGCATTAGCGCCAGTACCAGCTTTGTGAGAAGTCTCACTACTACCTAAGTGCTGGAAACGATGCCAGTAAGTTTGTTGAGAATCAGTAGGATGAGGCCAAACAGAAGTTGACTGCCCCCAAAGTCTACTTTCAAATCCTTGTTCTTGTCCTTGAACTTGGGTGGAAGTGATACTAAACCATGTGCTACCACCATTGTTACTATTCTTAGCTCCAACACCGTTAATAACTACATAAATGTAGTTACGATTAGCAGGGTGGACAGCAAAGTTATCAATGTTCACTGTACCTAAAGCAGAGTTTTTAGTGAAGTTGGCTCCATTGTCGGTTGACTTATAAAGCCCACCACTACCACCTCTTGGGCAAGCCCAGATGGTTACACTGCTGCCACTACCATAAACTTGCATCCAACGTACATCTTGTCCAGTAGGCAGTTTACCACTACCATGTAGTGAGGTCCAGTTGCCAGCCGTAGCTCCCTTATCAGAAGACTTGAAAGCCCCTTTAGGACCACACATATAGAGCTGACCATCGTCACTAAAGCCAATCCAGTTAGGACCAAGTTCATTAGTACCATAAGTAGCTGCGGGTAGGTTAGTACCTCGTTTAGCCCAAGTGGCTCCGTTATCTGTTGAACGCCATAGTTGAATTGTATTTAAAGTTGTAGTTGAGGTTCCCCAAGTTTGTAAAGAGTAGATATGTCTACTACTACCTGAAGTGGTGGGGTCATGAGCAAGACGTCCGTATTGCTTATCTCCTCTATCTATCTGAGTACCGTGTTGAGCGAAGTGTACTACGTTAAGAAGGGTATCACCACCATCTAAAGTTCTGAACAATCCATCATATAAAGCAGCGTCGTGGTTCAAAGCTGTACCAGCACTACCTTCGCTATACTGAACAATCCAGTGATCTGAATTGTCAGGATCAATCCAAGCAGCACAGCCTGAGGTCATAACAGACCCAGCACCAACGCACTTAGGAGTGTCCCATGTACCACCAAAGTTGTGGCTAATCCATGGTAGGTTCTGGTCCATACAAGCTACAATAGTCTCATCTTCATGTAAAGCAAAACCTCTCAAAAACTGAGACCCTTGGCCACCAAACTCTTTAGCTTCATACTGCCCCCTATATCTCTCAACCAACCTAACCCAGTTACCTGTGGTGTAAGGAGTAAGAGGTTGCTCAACTTGAGCGGCGTCAGGAACTGTACGTTTAGCTGCCCATTCGCCAATTTGTGTAGGTGTCTGATATTGAACCTGAAAGCTTGAAGCTCTGGCTGTTTCTGTAATAACACCCAACACTGAAGACTGGAAAACAGAAAAGTTTACACGAGGACTTACACCAACAGGATTGCCATCATCAGCAGGCACATCCATGTGGATTTCATAGACACCAGGAGGAACTTCAACTGAAGCTGCTACACCACTCTCTGTGTTTTGAGCACGAGGAGGAAACTGTGTATCTGTGGACCAGTTGAACCACCAATCTACACCATACTGACCAGGAGGTTTGTTAGTAAAATCTAACTTTGGCCTTACCCAAGTAGTTGCTCCTGTATAAGCAATGGTACTTTCCATCTCATACTCAGGAGCAGATAGTGGTAGGTCAACTGTAGGAGTGATGCCAATAGCACTAGTTGTAGTTTCTAGTGTAGTAGCAATTCCTTGTCCAGTTACAATTTCTGTAACACGAGCAAAAGCTCTTGTACCAGCTGGCCAAACAGTTAAAACTCCTGTACCACTCCCTGTAATTTGAGTCCACCCTGTACTACCATCTAAACTATCTTCCCAAAGATAAGTGATGGTACCGGGGCTACCTGAGTAAGTACCTACGGTTAGCCCCACTGGGCCAAGCTCATCTTGAGTAGAAGGAGAAAGGGAGGGAGACGAAAGAAGTTCTACATCATCAGGAGTAGGATCAGTAGGAGTGTTAATGTCTGTGGTATATTCAGGAACAGCAACACCAATTTCTTTAGCAGAACTAGCAGCGTATAGTCTAGCATACGCACCAGGAAGATTAGCAATGCTCCAAGTACCTGCGATTGTCTGCTCACCAACCACAGGAGCATTGGGGAAAGGAATGGTTATATGAACATCCTCTCCATTCTGATTTGCGAAGAGAACGAGGAAGGCAGAATCAGGAGGTGTTACACCACTATCAATGTCTACTACTAAACGAAAAGGACCAAAGTCGCTATCTTTTTCTAGGACAACAGTTGAGTCCTGCCAGTCGAAATAATTAGGGGCAGATGAGTTCTTTTTTGCAATCAGGGTACCGTTCGTACCCAGAACTGGTGCCCCATTTTTAGTTCGAATAGTCATTCTATTTCCTTTACGTTTGTTTAACCGAGAAGTCCAAGGCCATCCAACCACTAGTTGTTGTATCAAATGTTGTATTAGCGGGAGCAAAAGAACTCAAGAGTGTTGTGTTACTATCGCCTGTCCAAGCAGCCACTGATGTGTTTCGAGCGGTTCTTTGTGTCAATGCAGGTGAAACTGGCTGTGCAGCTGAAACTGCTGTTTGAGCTCCACGGCTCAGATAGTACAAACCAACCAAGCTGGAAGCCGTCATACCTGTAAGATCATCATAGTCAAGTGTAGTGCCCGTGCCCTGTGAGATTTGAATAGTGTCGATAGCAGCGTTTCTAAATACCCATACAGCCCTAACACCAGATGCACCAGTCCATGATACAGGGTTAGAGCTGGTTACAGCTACTAATTGATAAGCAACGATAGCTGCGTTCTGAGTGGAGTGAGATTCACTAAGCCACACACTACCAGCTCCTGTAGCTGTAGGGACTGTTGTAGAGCTGCCAGTAGAGGCTACGTTAATGATCAGATCACCGCCTTGAT